CTTTTGGACCAAAGTCATGCGCTGATATATGTTCAGCGTTTTGTCATGGGTCAGGGTTGGACTTGTGACCGCCGTGGTTGGCTCTGCCGAGACCTGGGGTTCTGGTTTTGTCTCTGGCACTGTCTCTGCTTTTGACGTTTTTTGGGCGCTGGCCAATGAGCCAGATTTCTTGTCTGACATGAATACCTCCGTTTGTGTAATGACTCCCGGAGGGGGTTTTATTGCTGGGCCGCAACTAATGTCAAGCCCAGGTTGTTTGCGTTTTTTGGTGAGATAGGGAGTCAGGCCCCATATGGGTGTTCAGCTCAAAATGAGGCCCAACGGAGCCCGTATTTAGTGCTTAACGTGGCAAATTTGCAATCAATTTTTGGGGTGTGTTACGAAACTGAAAATCATTGTCATTTTGCAATCACGTCAAAAAGGCAAAAAAAAATCCCAAGTCCGTGACACTTGAGATTTCTTGGTTGTAATTTTGGATTGCTGAAAAACAAAACCCAGACCTGCAATTCTTATATTCCAGTCCTGGCTCTGTTTACAAGCAAAAAAATAGTGAAAATAAGTGACGGTGAGGGGTTGTTAGTAAACCCACCGGGAGCCTCAAAACCGTTGCACGGGGCCCCGGCCAATACTAACGGGTTCTGCATTTGCCCTGAGGGGGGACAAGCGGGAGTTGCCCGAACTTATCGGGATAGGCAGCAAGCAAATAGCCCAAGTGTCTAAAGACCGAGGACCAAGTCAGAGTCGTGACCTGATGAGTGTGGTAGGCCCATTTCAGTGGGTGTCCTTGCGAGGCGTGTGTTTAGCATGAAAAATTGCTGACCTTCACGGGATGCTTTGCTTAAAAAGGGACAATCGGGGTGAAAAATCCCAGTCCTAATTCATTCGTCAACCTTCCAAAAATACACAAGCCCCGTGGGGTTTTCGGTTATATCCCAAAAGTGTAAAGCATTCAGACAGACCATGTTTCATTTACAATGTAAAGACATGGCTCTTTTAAAAACCAAAAGTGTGTGGCATTTTCCGTTTCGTGACGTGGAGGCAGACCTCAGAGCAACGGGGTCAGATTGCTATTAGTTACAGGTTGGTTTTAGTAACTCCTCAAGAATCAACCAAAGGGCCGGACTGACAGGAGCCCTTTAGAAAAAAACCATGTCGGGCGTGAATCCCTCGGGTCCAGGAGGCCTTGTAGCCCTGGGGTGAAGCGTAGGACCTAACCCCTCAATCGTTTGATCTTTGGGGAGCCGTCCGGGCGGGGTGGACTAAAATAGCGGTGGAGGCCGCGAAAGTAGTCCACCCTGATTCTTTCGCGCCTAAAAAGCTGAGGTCTTATGTGTTCTGACATTCTATCTTCGGGCGTTTTTCAGATTTCAGCGGGTCTTCACTGCATTGTGATTGCCGCAATTTTTGCCGCCCTGGCATATCGGTGAAAGCCCCAGCATGAAACCGGGGTCTTTTCTTATTCCCAGTCTTTGACGCCGTCGCAACCGACGCGGTCAATGACCTTTTTCACGTCCTTAAACATCTGGACGCATTCTTTTTTGAACAAAGCCTTTTTTCGATTGATAGGCCCATAGTGAGACCTACTAACGCGAAGCATGACCGCGTGCCCTTCCACGGCAAAGCCCGGACATTCCTTTTGCAGTCTTTGGAACTCGACGGCGTTCGGGTCGCTCCCCCAGTTTTTTAAGTTTGCGGCGTCGCCTTTGGATGCGCCCTTGTACTCGGTCGAAAAGCACCCAGCTTTTGAGGTCCGGTAATGGGCGAAAAGTAAAGGGAGGGAGGGGTCTGCCGATCTTGAATTGTAGGACGTTTGATGTATGCCCGCTTCGCAAGTCTTGCCAGAGCCCGAAGCACACTCTCTTCGGTCTGACTCTTTTGCAAGGGTATCCCGTCCGACGAACCAGCGCCAGTCACTCTCACGGGCAGCGGAGCCAATTGTCAGCGCATAAGTGAATTGCAGGCGCTCTGCCGCGTCCGCAGGTCTCAATCCATACCAGGCCAGGGCGTCGCTGGACGACGAGCCCAGGGGCTTTGAGGCCACAATAACCTCCCCCGCATTTGGATTGCAGACCGCTCGCGCGTATGACAAAGCAACCCCCCTCATGTAGCCCTGGGGAGGGGAGCCCTTTTCGTCGAATTTGGCCCGCTTGCAGCTTGAGTTTAGAGCCACGTCCTCGATTTCTGACCGAGCATCCAAAGAGCCCGCCGGAGGCACCTTATTGGATGGGGGCACCGCCTCTGCCGGAGGTGGACTCGCGGGCGCGGGGGGCCTTTTTGAAAAACCCGCCGCAATTAGAATTACTGCCAGACAAAAAATTGTGAGTTTGATAATCGGTCTCATCTAGTTGAGCCTCCTACGTTTGTGCTGCCCACTGCCAGGAATGGGTATTGTTTTAGAACATCGGCTTTTGTAACAAATTGGCCGTCGGCCCAGTCTTTAGGCCAACGCGGACCCGCCACAAGGACGTCGCCTTTGCCAGATAGGTCAGTCGCAAAGACGCCAAATTGATTGCTGCGGTTGCCGTCGATAGTCGCCGCAATTTTCTTTTTCTCGTCAATCCAATACAAGAAGGTGCAAACGTGTCTTGAACCGTTTTTGTGCTTAATATCAAGGCAGGCACCGAACCAGAACGGACATTTTCTGCCCAGGCGTGAGAATGAACTCGCCGCCGCTGAGTCTGTAGTTTCGGAACCAACCTTTCGTCGGTCGGCATTTTCCTTTAGGGCGCACCATGCTCTGGGGGTGCCCGCAAGACCCTTATAGCCACCCAGGCCGCAGTTTTCCCACTCAGGCTCATACCTAGCAATCAGGTCTTTGTCGGTCTCATATCGGCCCAATAGGTCGATGTTAGCGCCAACCCATGGAGCCCCGAAGTATCCCAAAGTCGTGACCGGGGGCTTTGCTGGGAGCTTCGGCAGGTCCGACGCCTTGACCAGTTTTCCGGCCAGAGCGGACGCCAAAGCCCTTTCAGTTTTCGGACCGAAAAGGCCATCTGTGGCCAGGGCGGGTTTAGCGCCGTGGGCATTCAAAAGGTCCTGTAGGTCCGCAATAAATTTAGATTTAGACATTCAATATCCCCTATTTCTTTGCTTCACACCGCTCTAGGCGGTCCTCGTAATAATTTTGGACCCTATCCATCCAGTCCAGGACGGCGGGGAAGTCTTTGTCTTTAAAGCCGAACACCCCGACGCATTTTGAAATGTCGTGATCTTTGACGGGTTTAAATTTGATGTCTTTTGCCCTTGTGATGTTTTTGGTTGTGGGCTCATACTCACCACAAAACCATTGACCAGGTGTTCCACGTGGAACGTCTTTAGGTGGGGGCAGGTAGGCCGTTTCCCAGACCTTGATGTCTTTGGGAAACTTAGGCACCCCGGCGCAGCTAATTATTCCGATTGATAAGATCAATAGCAGCGCGAATTTGATCGGCCCGAGTCTGGGCATCCTGATATTTTTTTGCATTTTCGCCATTCCGAATGCCTGACAGGCGTTCTTGTTCTGCCGCCTTGTTAAGCAGTTCTTGTTCAAATTTAATGGCACCCCATCCCGCCGCGACGAGTGAGGTGCCGAACTTAATCAAAAATTCTGCAAGCCAGGTAGGCACTAAACTGCACCCTTAGTTGTCATGTATTGCTTGTAAAGCTGACTGACTGTGATCTGTGGCGGGATAATCAAAAGCGACGTCAAGAACGCCGCCCCTAAACCCGCGCCGTCGATCATGCCGCCCGCTGTCCCCGCAATAATTGTGGCGAAAATCAAAATGGTAATGCGCCATTTGCCCGCGATAGCTCCCGCTGCGCTTTGGAGCCAAGCCATAAGACCTTGAACCAGGGCAAAGACGATGGCCAGGGTTCCCATGTTTTTGGCCGTCACGACGTCGCTAAACGCCTTTAGGACCTGGTCCGCGGTGGCAGTCTTGATGACAACCTCCCCGGATGCGCTTTGTTCAAGCGGGCTTGTCACTTCATGGGTGACTTTGACTGGTTCCAGAACCGTGTCCTGGGCAAAAGCTGTCGTCGAAACTGAAAACGCAAGAACCGTTGCTAATAGAATACTTCTCATAATTTTACCCCTCCTTTGGGTTTTCAAAAATTGTGTCTGGCAAAAACACCGTTGTCATCTGGCAAGTGACTCTCGACTTTTTCAAGTCGAACAATGACCTGCTTTTGTTCACGGCGCATAATCCCGTGGCTTTTCACCAAATCTTTACGGATGTCCTTAATGCCCTTTTTTAGAGAATGGACCTCAACCCAAATTAAAAAGAAAATCAGGGCATATCCAATGACCTTCCAAATATCCCCCTCTGTAAGGCCCTTGAAAATTTGTCCTGTGATGTATGTCTCCATGAGCCCCCCTAGGTTTTGATTATGTAAAGGACATTCGAGTTTTGCGGTCGAGTTTCGGTCGAGGTTCTGGCCTGCCTTGAGGCGTCGAAATTCACTCTATAAGGCAAAGTCACCGCCGCGGGCACGCTATTCGAGTTAACAAAGTTGGTATTCCCATTGTCGAGACCGAATGCGCCTGCCGCCTCACGGACTCGGACCGCCATGGCTGGGGAGTTATCGTCCGTAAAAGCAAAGTTACCCGTTAGGTTTTGCATCGAATCAAGTTGAACCGAACCGACGTTATTTCCCGAGTTACCGCCCGAATTGGATGCGGACCTTGTCGTTTTGTTCTGGTCTCTGCCTGCCGTGCCGTCAACCCCACGCAGGAAACGACCTCGATAATCAGGCAAGTGAAAGGTTGTGGACCCGTCACCCGCGCCGTGGGCAATGTTGATAGCGTCGAACAAGGCCGCGTAAGTTTCCCTTGAAACCGTTTGGCCGTTGCATTCCAGATAACCCTCAGGCACCCCAGCATATCCCGCATAAGCAAATACAGTCCCCGGCGGGATGGCCGGGGGTGGAGTCGGGAAAACCAAATGGCTTTGCATGAACGCCAAAAGCGGACCCATTTTCATGCTGAAAGTCTGGGTGCCCGTGTCCACGACGAAGGTTGTTTCTTCGTCGGGAGTTTCCAGCGGTGGATAATCAGGAATTAAAGCCATGGTGAAATCCTAAAGCCCTGGCAGAGGGATGTTTGCAATTTTAGGGGTGTCCCAAATGTAAAACGGCTTTGTCGCCTCATAGTTCACGTATGCCGCAAATTTGCCGTCGGCATAGATGATTTCACGTAGGTAGTTCTGCATGACGAAATTGGACGTCGTCCAGTTCAGGCCGTCATAAGAAAAGCGCACCCAGGACGTGGCCGTGTTTGTTCCCATGATAATCAAAAGACCCGTAGGCTCATGGTATATCAGCGAGTTAATCCATGCGCCCATGTTTTGGTTTTTGTAGTCAGTCTCAACCCACGTCACCCCGTCCACGGAGGTCAAAAGACAATAAGGATGAGACCAATAAAAGCGACCATTCACAAACCAGAGTTTCCCGGTGCTGTAGTCGTAATCAGTCTGAGCCGGGTAGGTGCATTTGGTCCAGGTGACGCCGTCATCTTGGGAGTAATACGGCTCATTGATATAATTTGCCACCCCTGGGTCCATGTTATTGGTCATGGCAACCCAAGTCCCATTGCCCCATTTCAGGCCGTCGGACTGCACCCGCTCGAATGCCGCTGGGCGCGTCTGCTTGGTCCAAGATGCCCCGCCATTGATAGAGGTGGCAAAGCCTTGGGTGTCGTCCTGATTCCAGGCCAAAAGCATACAGAGGCCATCGTCATTTGCTGCGCCCGCAGACCATTGATTGAATGCATTAGAGCCCGTCAAAGGAAGGTCTGCCGAAGTAAATGCAGAGTATCCAGTCGGGGAGCGAATGACCTTTGCAGTATATGGGGAGCCGTTCATATTCCCGGTCCTAATCCATGTCCCAGTGTCCGGGTCCCTGAAATTAACAGAGCCATAATTGCCATGCAGAGGGAGCCCCACCCAGTCCCAAATAGCCCCAGTCCAATACCAAATGCGGGAATTTGGAGTTGAGGTCTGGGCATAGAATGCAAGAACGGGATAGTCGGGGGAGCCTGCCACAAAAGGAATGGCAATTGACGCCACAACGCTTGAGGCATCTTTCATTTCGGTTCTTTCGGTAAAGGCGCTTAGGCCCTGCAAATAGAAGTCCCGCTTCATTTGATTTAAGACGACTTCAATTTGGGCCGTCATGAAAGTTTTAAGTTGAGCCCCAGTCGTCTTGAAGGTCTGAATGCCGGAGTCTACCGGAAAAAGACTGTTATTATCTAAAGCTCCAATTTGCGGATAACTTGGAATAGTGCCCACTAAATCCCCCTAAGAAAATGTCAAAGTTGTTTGCACAAAAATGCCTTCGGGCGTTAGCTCTGGCATGATTATGTCCATGTCTTTTTGGGTTTTCACACCCATAGTTGTCTGCGCCAAAATCTGTTCGCCGTTTGAGTCGAGAATGTCGTCATAGACATACTTATTATCGACGATGCGGCGACCCGTGATAGGCTCTGTGATGTATTCCAGTCCTTGGATGTTGATGTAAAGAACCCCTGGTTGCGGGACCTCAAACTCGACCGAAACTGAGTCGCCAAAAATTGCACGAAAAACAGTCATGTAACTTTCAAGACTGCCGCCCTCGACAAAGCTATCAAAGATCGCAAAAAAAGCAGTTCTGAAAATATAGCGCGGGATGGCCGTGCTTATGGTTGAGGCACCCGTGTCGTAAAGGACCTGACCTAAAATAAAACAGGCATAGGCCTCAGCGAAAAAAGCGTTTTCCTGGGCCTCCAAAATATCCATGGTGGAGGCCGCAATTTGATAGAATTTTTGTTCGTCGGCGTCGGTGCTTTTGAAAAACTGCATCGGGCCCCCGTTAATTGAGAATCACTTGGACATCGTCAAGGTCAAAGGTCAAAAGTGCGTCAAAAGCTGAGTCATAGATTTCTGACTCCCAGTCCACCCCGGCATTGAGACTGTATTCCAAAAGAACCTGCCCTGCCCATGGGGCATCGTCCACCGTGAAATAGGTCTGAGGTTCAAAGTTTTTGCCCAATGAATAGATGCTTGAGATTTTCTGCAAAAGAAGGTCTCGGACTTCCTCGTCATTCATGACCACGTGCTGATTGTTTTCAGACTCGGTCACGGTCAGCTTAAGCAGGGTTGGAATGCGGTTCGGCAGATGAAACTTATAATCAAAAGCCTGGCCGTTTGAAATTACAACGGACTCAACCTCGGTGCCTTGAGTTACAGTGCCCCCGACGGTAATACGAGAAATCAAATTGCAAATTGCAATCTTTGTCGCCGGGTAGTCTGGCTTTGTGTCGTCCACGTCCACGGCAATATTTACCAGGCCGCGGTCTGCCTCAGTCATCGGCTTGACGCTCGCAATGTAACCCTCGTCTTTCATTTTCTCGACGATGCCGGGGGCGGTCGTGACCGGGCGTGAAATCTTTTCTGATACCACTGAAATATAGTTTTGAAGCTTCAAAAAAATCTCAGATGTTTTGACTTCATTCCGCTGCATACGCTGGGCCCAGGCATAGGAAAACTTATACCAGTTTGTCCCGACGAAATTGGCCTCAGTGTAGTTTGTCGAGAAAAGCTCATTAACCTTTTCGCGGAGCCAGTTCATGATTTGTTCGATTGTCTCCGGGACATAGCCCTCGTCTTGTGAATATCCCATATGTTACCTCGCAACCATTGCAGTGGATGTTTCGTTAGGTGTCACGTTGAAAGTGAGAGTCTTCATCAATGCCTTGACCTGCGGGATGACCGAGGAAACATTGACGCCCTGACTCGCCAAAGCCCGAACGCAATACGCTTGGAAGCTGGCATTTTGAAACTTGAAATCCTCGCTTAAAAAATAGGCAATATCTATTCCGAAGGTGGGCAGGTATTCCAATGAGCCGAGTTGTGTCGAAAGGATGTTTCCGGCGCGGGGAGTCTCTGCGTTGTTCACGCCAAGGTCCAGGCCATTCTCATAAGATACAATGTCGATCATTTCAGTTTTCCTTTCAGCTCGTCCAGTTCGCCTTTTGTCGAGGATATGTCATTTGCCGCGGATTGAATATCGGCAATCTGGGCCGCGACCTTTGGCGGGCTTGGAACGGCTCCGGTGGCCCCAATAAGGAAACCAGACGTGTCCAAGGTCTGTAAAGCGGCGGCGGTCTTGTTCAACCCCACCACGGCCTTATTAAGAGCCGCAGAGACCTTTTCTAAAGTTGTAGCCAGGTCGTCGGTGTTCGCGGTGAGATAGGTAATCCCCTCCCCGTCCACAATCAGGATGCCAGTTGAAGCCTGCTTGCCATGAGTCAAAATCTTGGCCCCTTCGATGACAAAACCCTGACACCGGACCACGCCCTCGGCGTCGCATTCGGCCTCTAAAATCCTAGACATAAGTCACCTCAGTATAGAGCCAACGGCCCCGATTAAAGGTGTAATGGCAGTCATAGTTTTTCACCCTCCCCTTGCCCTTCACAAGATGACCCGGCAAAAGCAGGCCATTACTTAGATAGGCATTGCCCGCAATTGAGACCTCGGTGGAGGCCACAATTGAGGTTATGGGCACAATCAGGTCTTGACTGAAATCATAGACGACGCCGTTAGCCTCAAAGACCTCCCAGGGCTTGCCTGAAAAGGTTTTGATTGCCGGAAACTCAAGTATTTTTTTGCCCAAAAGGGAATAATCCTCGATCTTTGCCAGGCGTTCAAAGGTGTATTCTTTTTCTTTGCCGTAGGGGACCAAAGGCAGACCCGTCAACGTAATAAAATCAGATATGTCCCCCTGGTAGTCCTCTGAGAAAATAAAAAAGCCATGCAGGCATTGAATCCTCATTTCGGCAACCCCAGGTAAACGTCGCCGTTTGTGGTCTGCATAATACCCACGTTGTCAAAAATGAATGGGGCAGAAAACGGCGCATCTGCCGGGGAGTCTGTATCAAGGCCCACCATGACGCCGTCATAGGTCATTGAGAGAATATTCCCGCGCGTGACCAAAATATCTTTGTCACCGATGCCGTCCAGGGTCACTGAATAGGTGCGGGAAACAAGCTCGGTCTCGTCGAACTCAACGCGGTTGAAAATCAAAAACCAATTAAATAAATTTGGGTCCAAGCTTGTCTCCTAACCCAGTGAGGAAAACGGGGTTGCTGAAATTGTAGGCTTTGTCGCCTCCACCTTTTCCGGGTCCTTTTCACCACTGGTCAATTCAAAATTGATGGTAATTAAGTCGGTGCCGGAAACTTCACTGACAGAATAGCTCTCTAAAAGACCCCTAAAAATTGTGGTGGCCCCGTGCATATACGTGATCGCATACTCTTCGGACGTCACCTTTTCCAATAGCAGGTCAATCATGGCCGAAAAAAGAATCAACCCCACCGAGTCCGCTTTGGCCTTTAAAGCCACGGAAACGGTCGAGGACGCGCCCTTTTGAATAGTCCTTGGGGTCTTGCCGTCGGTCAGCGTTTCGGTCGTGGTGCCCACCGCCACGTTCTTTGTCTCAGTATCAATGAAAAGCCCGGTGACGTTTTCCGACAAATAGATCGGGATGGGCGGTTGGTCCACAAAAGTAGGTATCTCAGAGATAATCGGTACCCCATAGGTCCAAGTTCTTTCAAACTGACCATTAGGCGAACGTGGGCCTATAAGCTCCGATGACTCTTTTTTGCGAAACTGAAAAATAATAATTGGGTCTATCCCGTTTAGCATTATCGTCCCCCGCCCATTTTAGAGAAATAGCCTATCATTTTTTGAACCCACGGGGCTTTCCCAAGGTCCTGAATGGCCGTGATGAGCTTCATTGCTGGGCCCTCAAGGAAGGTCAGAAGCTTGCCCACCTGAGCCAGGGCTTGATTGATTAAACCCTCAACCCGCTCTGATACCTCGGCCAATTTCGCGATGTCAGAATAGCTTTTCACCTGAGCCCGCAACCGCTCCTGTCGAGCTTTTTCGGCCTGGTCTTGCTGCAAGATCATGCCCGTATTCATTGCATTTGCGGTCATGGCGTTATTATTCAGGTTGCGAACTGCCCCCAGGCGGTCTGCCAAGTCCGATAGCTCCCCGCCGCGATTAAAGGCTCTGTCGTAGTAGTCGGTGCTTTTGAGACCGTTCTTTTGCATCTTGTTCAATAGATCGGCAAAGTCGGTGCCTATAAAGTCGGCAGCTTTCAAAATCTGCTTTTCCCCAAAAACTTCTTGCTGTGCCAAAAGGGAGTCGTCTTTAGGGGCAGACCTTAGGTTTTGGATGAACCTGAAAAAGCCCTCTGCATAATCCGTGGTGCCAACGTAATTTCTGACCGTACTGGGAGCCGTGGGGTCTGCCTTTGCGCTGACCACGGCGTTCTGAAACTTGTTTATAAGGGTGTAAAGGCTTTGAGAGTCGAGTCCGGTCGCCTCCCCTAAGGCCACAAGCTTTGAGAGCTTCCCCGCTGTGGTCCCGAACTGGGCGGCATTGGTGACAACGTCGTCCGAGTATTTTAGGGTCGCCTCCATGGACTCCTGAATGTCTTTCAGGGGGTTCATGATCTTATTCAAAAGCCCAATTGCAGCGCCAACCCAGCCGCCGCCCTTGAATATGTTCTTGAGCCCTTTGCCAAAATTCTTTGCAATTTTGGTGAAGCGTGAGGACATATTTTTTTCGAGCTTTTCCAGCTCACCCTTGTCCATTTTAGGAATGATTTTAAGTATTTCAGAAAACACGGGGATACACCGCCTCATAAAAAGCCAGATTCAGCGCATCCTTTAGGAGCATATCGGGGTGCTTTACAAAAACCGTTCTGAGGTCAACCGAGTAGTTTTTTAGTTTTTTTTTCAGACTCGGTTAAAAAGTCGATCTTGATTTTTGAAATCTCAAAGCACACCGCTACGATGATAGAAATATACTGGTCCGGCGTTAAGCTTTTTAAATTTGCAGAACCATAAGGCACCCCGTTGGGGTCTTTCGCAAGACAAACCAGGGCCTCAAGTTCCTCCTCATCCAAGGTGACAAATAAAGCTGCCTTTTGAATGAACTTCTTTTTTTCGTCCAGGCCGAGAGAATCAACACGGGCAAAAAAGTCCTCGTAGGACTCCGTGATGTATTCCGGTATCATCTTTAGCCCGAACATCATTTTGTGAAAGACACAAAAAGCCTGGTAAGCCTTCATGCCTTTCAATTCAATTACTTGCGGCGTCATTCTTTGTGAGTCTCAGAGCTATCGAATGTCTCGAACTCAAGGGACACCTGCATGGAGTCCGCGGAGTCATCCAACGTCAATTGCTGAGGCTTGTTCGACACAATCGCAGAGCGGGCCATTTTGGACGAGCCAGAGGCGCGGTCAATGGCATAGACCTCGATGCGAGTCTGGTTGTCAAAAGCCGAATCCAGGACGGCCTTAAGGGCCCCTGTCATGTTAAGAATTGGAAGCATCCAGCGTTTTGGGTCGCGCATCCCTTCCTTGTATGACAGGCCGATTTTGTTTCCGGCATTTGCCCCGCGGGTGAGGCGGTTGCGTTCATTGTCTTCAATTTGAAGCTCAACTACGTGTTCATAGTCGTAGTTCACGCCGTTGATTTTCATGCCGAAGTCGCAATTGTAGATTTTAAAAATCATTGTCTGGGTCCTCCCCTATTAAGTCGTAGTCTGTTTAAGCTGACCCTCGATGCGCCATAGGGCACCCGGCTCCGCAATTTCGATATAACCAGAGGCCACAAAGTTGGCTTGTTCCAATTTGATTTCGACCTGACCTTTGGTAATCCAACCCTTTTCGATATAACCAGGCTTGCCCTCTGAGCCCGTGATGATCTTTTGCAGCTCATCTTCCATTAGGGCGGCATGGACTTTTGTGTAGCCTGGTTGGTTCGCGGACACGTAGGTCAGCGCCGCTGACTGCATATCAAGGACAAGATTGCGAACGATGTATGGGGCCACAATGGCTTTGCCGCCGCAACCGAAGAACGCAAGGCGCTTGCCATATTGCTTGTCGTCGATGACGAAAGAAATTCTCTTTGCGAAATAGTTTTTAGCATTGCCCAGTTGGGAAACGCTATCACTCAGCGGCATCGTCACGTATTGCTGATTGGCCCAGTTGACCGTATTGGACAAAAGCTTGCCGAAAGCAAAAATCAAGTTCTTGGCACCGTTGCCCACCGACTTAAATGCGCATCGGTTTTCAATGACCGCCTGAGACTCAAGGAACGCATCGTCTGCGCCTGATACGCCCACCACGCCGCCGTAGGCCCCAAGGCTCATTGCCGGGGAGGCCAGAACCTCATTCACACCGCCCGCCAATGGAGCCGCCGCGAATGTCAGGCCCAAAGCCGCAGGGGTTGCCGTCGAAACCTGGACAATTAAACCCGCCTCAGCGTGTTCATTGATTGCTTCCACAATTTCGGCCTGCGTATCGGTCGCAGAGTCGAACGTGACAGAAATATCGCCATCAACCACTGAAACCAAAAGAGTCCCGCCGGGGGAGCCTGTAGCTGAAATCAGCACGCCATTTGCTGCCGCACCTGGGACAACCGCCTCAAACTCAAGGCCACCCGCAGTCAGAGCCGCAGGGATGGCCGGAGCCGCCTCAACGCCCGCAATATCGTCGCTTGAGAAATCAGAAGAAATCAGAAGGGTGTAAAAGTCGAACTCGTGACCCACAAGCATTTCTGCCAGGTCCAGTTCGTTCGCCGTCATGATGTAAAGACCAGACATTCCCGCGTTGAATGCGAATTGAGCTTCGGTGTTATCGGTCAAAGCCATGACCTCGGCCATCGTCGCGCAGAACGCCGGAGGTGCCGGGTTTGACGCGCCTTTTGGCTTAACCACAAGGCACATTTGCTTCAAAAAGGCAGTGCTTGCCGCAGGGGTTGGATTGATGACTGTAATCGGGAAAAAATAATCTAAAAGAATGTTATTCATTTGGGACCGTCTCCGTTGTTGAAAAGGTTACACTTGTAATTTGACCATGGTCAGGGTCGTACTGGGCACTAAAAAAATAAGTGAAATTGAAAGTCCGCATAACGAGGTTCTGAAAATACTTTGCATTAGCTTCCAGGTCCTCAAAATGCAGGTCTTTGGTCAGGGTCGAGTCTGTGAAATTTGCCTGTTCAATGGCCTTTGAGAAAAAACCAAAGGGCAGCTTCCCGGCCTGAGCATACACCAAGGCGCGACCCGTCACCTTGATATGGGCACTGCCGTCCTTGAAGCGAACGGGCGCAGATTCAACCTGCACAAAAAGGACTTCCTGTTCTTTGGTCTCCTGGGAGGGTTGGTCATAAGTGACCTTTTTAAAACCAAATAGCTTTTTGAATTTGTCTTGCAAGGATTTTTCAAACACGTTTAGCCCTCGCTCTTATTGCTTTGAACATCTGGGCAGTGTCGATCAAAAGACGGTCAAAGCCTTTTGCATCGGCGGTCGGCGCAGTGTTGCCGCCGTAGTCTTGACGCAAGATCGGGTTGCGAACCACGGCCTGCAAAAGATTTTCGACGCGCTTAATTGTGATCTTGCCCCCGGTCGCTAGACGCAAAAAGGCAGTGGTAAATCTGACAATGTCCTGGTTTTTAGATGACCTGAAAGGCTCCAAAAGCAGGTTGGTGTTCATGCGTTCCATGTTCGCGACAAAGACCTGGGCAACGGACTGCTCGCCCTCAATGCGGGTCTTTTTTCGGACTGGCCCACCTGCATATTGTCCAAGTTGGGGCGTATCAAAAAGACTGGTCTCGACCGGGTTATAGTGGGGACCGTCGGTCAGGATGCCCACCTCAAAGTCGTATTGTTCAATGCGAGACGCGAGTCGTTTCGCAAAGTCTTTTGATAGCTCAATCTTGGTGTCCTGGCTCACAAGACGGCCCCCAAAAAGATATTTGAAGTCCCGGTCTTGGCAGGCTCGAAGTCCACGCCCTTGGCCTTATAAAAGGCGATGAGGCGGTCTTGGTAGACGCTGACCGATTCTCTGGACGCCAAAACGCGCGAAAGGTCCGCGTAGGTATCCTGGTCATATAAAGGCAATGTGGCCGTGCAGGTCGCAAATTCCTCATCTGTGAGGCTTTCAGCGACAATAAAAGCCAGGATGGCATTTAAGAAGTCCCGCATCCTTAGGGTCCTTTCAGAAAAAAACCCCTCCCCGTGAGGGCAGGGGTTCACGCTTAAAAAAGCGGGCCCTACATTTAAAAGGCCCTAGTTATTTAGGCTTCAAAAGTCACTGGTTGGTGAATAACTCCACCCAAAGCAAGGACTTCCAGCATTGACGAACCCATAATGAAGTTTGTCCATGCGTATTTTTTCTCTTCATTGATACCTTGGCCGTCGATTTTCGGCAAAGTCGTGTAATGAAGTTTCACTTGCTGGCGGTTGACGATAATGAAACCGTTGCCCGCCGGAGTGATTGATTTCGGGATTTTTGCTTTCACTGCCTCAGGCGTAGCGTCCGCAAAAATTTTGCTGAATGCTTGCTCTGTCGCAGGCAAAAGGCCGTTGTATTTGGCAATCATAGCTTCGCCGTAAACCAGCACAAGCTTGTCGCCATCAACGTCATTTGCTTCCTGCAAGGTAGAAATCATTTTCTGATACAAGTCCGCGAAATGCAGGCCATTGGCGTCCTTTTGGACCTCATAGCTCACTTTTTTCACGTAGTTTGCATCGCCAGAATAGAACAAGCCGTTGTTTTTGACATCGGCATCGCTCGTCCCGTCGCCCGTCAAGAACATCTCATCGGCTTGTTTATTGTGTTCGTCCATTACCTGGGCAACCACGTCCTCATAGCCACGGGTGTCCTGCAAGGATGATTGGATGTATTGAGCGCCCAGGAAGTATTTTTTAAATACTTTGGAGCCCTCGCGAGAATGCAGTTGGTGAATTTCCGTGTCTTTAGGCGTAATCAAACGACCGCGAAGATCGCCGATAGCCTCAGCACGTTGGAATGTCACTTTGCCCGCTTCAATTGCATACGGTTGTGCGTTGTCCATGAACAACGGCAAAATCATATTGTAGGCAGGTTTGTATCCTGTCAGAAATTCTTCGATTGATCTTTGGACCAATTTATTAGTCATTTTGGGAGCCCCCTAGTTGAACTTGTCAAATTTTCTCAAGCCCGTTTTGCCCTCTGGCAATTTGGAGTTGAGGTTTTCTTTTTTATTACCCTCGTTTTGGTCCGGGCCGGGCTTTGGAGCTTCCGGCTTTGGAGCGGGAGGGGCAGAGGCAGGCTTTGGGCCTGCCCCTCTATTGGCCTTTGCCATGGCCTACACGCCGCCCTTGAGGTCGATTAGGGCAACGTCAATCGCCGCAGAACCGTCCTCTGGCAAGCCTTGCAGCTTGGCAGTGTTAGCGCCAACGTAGGCAGGCATATAAGTCGCGTTGATTCCTACAGTGGTTGTGCCCACCGTGTCCTCTGCCGCAGCTTTTCCGCTTGCTTTCAAAATGTGAACTTGTGCGCCGATAGCAGGTGTAAAGCCCGCCTCAAGCTGAACTGGGACTTCCAGGCCAACGTGGACAACCGAAGTCGCCTTGATGTCCGAAAGGTCGCGGCCCGCAGAAATAGAATTAGGCGTGCCGTCGCCCGCCGCATTGTATGTCCCGTCCGACTTTGAGAATACACAAAGGCCTGCCGCAATGGTTGCAGCCGTGCGCAGAGTTGTGATTGACTTATAGCTGGAGCGAGTCCCGCCCAATAGAATTTTTGTTTTGTCGTGAGACATATTACTTCACCCCGTAATGTTTTTTAGAGATTTCTCTCATTTTTTCTTTGTATGCGTCCTCGGCACCCGTGGACTCGCCAAAACCTTTATTTAGGGCCTCAGCTTTCTTTTGACGTTTCAAAGACTCGAAGGTCGGCTCAAAAACATTGTCAAAAATTTGCTGCACCCGTGCTTGCTTCTCAGTCTTTGTGAGCTTTTTCCATTCGTCAAGACTGTCCTTTTGTGCCGCCGTCAAAAGGTCTAGGTTGGCTTGCTGCGCAAAGAACTCGCTAACGATGCTGACCTTAAGGGTTGAGGCCTGTTCGATGCCGTCCGCATAGGTCTCTTTCGCGGCCTGGGCCATGATGCCTTCAATGGATTTTGGCAATACAGAGGCATTGTCCTTGACCCACTGAGGCAGCGTCAGATTGAACTTGAGGGCGCCCTCAAGGCGCTTTTGTTCGCTTGCAGTTTTGGCTTTGGCCTCTGCTTCCTTGCGGGCTTTTTCGGCCAGGTCGTCCTCGTCCTTGCCGCCGCCTCCACCGCCGCCGGAGCCGCCCTGGCCTTTTTCAAGCTTTTCAAGACGTGCCAAAAGATCGGCATTTTGGGTTTTCAGGGCCGCAAGCTCTTCTTTGCTTTTGTCACCGCCATCACCGCCCGTGCCGCCTCCACCGCCGCCGGAGCCGCCATCACCGCCTGCTTTGTCCATGAGAATGCGAACGCGACCCAAAATTGAATTACCAAAAAACATCGACATATAAACCTCCCCCGATCATTCGGGTTTTGTGTTGAAAAACCTATTCTAAATCTAAGACCTCGTCCTTGGTCAATATACGCATACCGCATTTGCAACCGTCGGTCCCGAAATCGCGGCCCTCGTATTCATGCTCCCCAATGACAAAAATTTTGCCATAGTTGAGTTGATGTTCTGGGTCTGGTTCCTCGGCATCCGAGGGGAGCCATTCAAATTTTTCCCCGCGGTATTTCTCTTTGATCTTTTCTGAAATCTGAAAGACCAGTGAATTTTGAACCCTCTGAATTAACTGCTTTGGGTTCTTAATCAGGGCCGCTTCCAGCTCATCCCCCGCAGAGCTATCAAAGCCCCCTGCGACCTGTTCTTTTGCCACCCTCATTTGATAGTCGCGGACCGTTTTGAGAGCGACCTCGGCGACCTGCTTGGGGTCAATAAAATCAATGTCCTTGACGAACGAAAGGGCCGTCTTTTTCACCGTCAAATTCTTGGACACCAGCTTTTTGATTTTCTTTTCCGGTGCAATCTTTTTCAGCATTGCCTTTGGGTCGTAGATGATAGCCATTGTCACCGCTTCCTTGTCTTGGTCAGGTGCCAACCATTGCAGACCGGGCAGAGATATTTTCTTTGCCCGAACCTGTTCGCAATTTTCGCCGCCTGGGAGGACTTCATTTTGCGTTTTCTTTTGCACATAGAATAGGCAGCACGGTCAGACCAGCCCTCATCGCCTGAGTTTGGGTGTCCGCGCCGCTTCCAGTTCCTCACTTTTCAGAGGACTTGCTTTGACCCACGCCGAACAAGCGCCCAATGATGAGCTTTTTGTCGTCCGCTGACAAATATTCGTCCTCTGTTATCTCAAATGTCTGTAAGGCTTGCAGGGCAGTTGAAAGACCCTCGTAGTCCTCAGTTTTAAAGGTCGTCTTGACCTTGAATAGAGTCTCAATGACTGGCTTGATGACCGCGAAATAATATCGGCGCAGACCGCGTTCGACGGCCTTTGCTTCGCCGGAGCCGGAGTCACCCAGGCCTTTATTTGAAAGGCCCGTAATCCATGCCGCAGGCAATCCCAGATAATAAGATCGCTTTTGGTTGATGAAATCCATGCTTGAGTTTGTGGCGTTCATGTCCGGCTTGGCGCATTCAATAATGTCCTTCGCGTCCATGGCGACGTCGAGACCTTTTTTAAGACCCTCAGCGATGGCCTTGGCCTGGACGATGACCTTTTCTGAGTCGCCGGAAGCGACCGATGCCCGCAATTCATGAAACTTTAGCTGTATTGCCTTTGAAAGGTTCATGTTCTTATAAAGCGAACTGACCGTGAAATACTCCAAAGCTGAATAGATTTTAAGCATCTCAGTCAGGCGATATTGGGCGAAGGTGATATAAATGCCCTTTGTCGAGGTCCCGCTTTTTTTGAAGTCCGCTTCAATTTGGCGTTCCTCATCGGAGGTGGCTTTTCGGATGACCTTTAGGCCGGGGTCGTAAACCAAGAAAAGCTGCGCTTTTTCGGCCATGGCCTTAGCAAGCATGGTAATAAGCCCGTCCTTGGACTCATTAGCCACGCAATTATCCCAAAGCAAAACTTGACGGTCGTCGGGTATTCCCTGGGTGCGCTCCAAAACCTCGGTCAAAATCTTTGAATAGGTTGTCTGCACGTCCAGTTTAATAAAATCAGTTTCGACAATCGGCAGAGGAAAAATTTCTGGCAATTCAACCGCAGTCATTGGGTTGGCAGAGCCGCCTTTAAAACCGATCAATCCTAATAGAGCCGATGACATAGTAAACTCCCTTTACTTTTTGTGTCGTAGCAGGCCTAGCCATTCCAGACCTCGGGCCAATGAGTCCGGGCAGTCATCATATTTGCTGCGCTTTTCGTACTTCACTACCTGGTCAGTGTAGATTTTGTCAGAACACCGTGACAAGTGAATCATGTGCGCATAAGAGCCCGCGGACAAGATCATGGCCTCTTTATTTGACTCTGAGTGAATGCCCACAACCCCGATGCCGTATGGGCTTAAGAGGGCTTGCAGGCGCTCCACTGGTTCACGGCCAAATTTATTTGTCTCAAAGGCCACGCGACGAACGCCGCAGGACCTTAGTTCGGCCACAATGTCATCAACACAGTGATACCAGGCCTTTTGCCATGCCCGACCTTTGACCGCCACGCCCTCCATATAGCCTTTGATGATTGACATGGCCGTGTAGTCACCGCCGTCCGATGGGTCAATGAACGCCACGGAGTCGCCGGGGTGGAACTTCTCAATAAACCGCAAAGCCGAAAAGACAGATGCCCCGTCCTTTGGAATGCGCAAATGATAACTCATCTCAATTGAGGTCTTGTCCACGCCCGCCAGGGTCATTGCTGCAAGATCGGCGTCAAGCTCTGGAATAGAGCCGTGAGGCACCTCCATGGTGTCAATGACGTCCCTAAGCTCGCTGTAAAGGTCGAACGCATGGGCGGGTTGTCCAATTATGAGGATGTTCTTGCAAAGCTTATAAGCCTCATCGTAGCGCCTTTTGACCACGGTCCGCATGGCCTCCGAAACGTCCTCGTCCGTTACCGGGTCATCCATGATAATACGCTTAGGGTGACGTCCGCGCATGGAGGACTTGATTGTGATGGCCTCCACCGAATGGTCCTGGCCGATCAATCCTTGAATGCGAATGACCGATTTATTAAAGACCTCAAGGGGCACGTTATTCTTTTTCAGAGCCTCCCCGATCTCATTGAGGATTGCGCCATTTCTGGACTTCGATTTAGTTATGATGAGGTTGGTAAACAGGTCCAGGTCATTGCCTGATTTATAGCCACAATAAAGGTCATATGCGACGCCCATAATGGTTACAAAGTCAGTCTTGCCGTAGCCACGGGCACCCAGCAAAAGCCGGACCTGGTCTCTGTCCATGCCAAAGGCCCGCATTTCTTCTTGCTTCGGGAATGGTGTGAAATAGCCGGACGACGCGCAGAACTCGGCAAAGGTTTTTAGGCCCGCGCCAATGGCCGTCACGTCCCTTGTGGGCTCATGAGGCAGGTCAGAAAACCGTTCCTCTGGCATGGTCTTTTTGTCCAAATAGATTGCCATTGCGGCAGCACCCGGACCCATCCCCTCCATGATTGCGAACTGGGCTTTTCTTATGCGTATCCTGCCGAGACTCTTCTTTTTGTGCCAAATGTCCGATAGTTTTTCCCCTCGGTGCCTTTGACACAACTCATCAAGCCAGTCCACGGATATGCCAAAAAAGTGTGCAATCTCTATTTGCGTACACTGATAGGAGACGAGTTTGTCAAACTCGTCCCAGTTGATTGTGATGGGTTGCGGTCCTCTAGTGCCCATAGATTAAGCGTAGCATCAAAGCCACGGGTTAAGCACGCGCAGCTTTTTTTGTTTTACCCTTGGGGGCCGTTGCGGGCTCTGTTTTGGTTGGCTCTGCGGGTTTTTTGATCGGCAAAAGACTGAAAATTACCTTGTCCCGTTCGACATTCAGGACATACCCGATAGTGAACTCAAGCGCCGGGGAGCCAGTATATCCCACGGGTGCGTTGAACTCAGGATTGATCGGGCTTGGGTCCCATTCCTTCAAAACGACCCTGTCGCCGGACTGAAAATTTCGGTCGTTTTCCCTGTATTCAAAGGTTTTTGTGCCATTGGCGACCCTAAAATAAAACTCGGGCCAAATTTTCAACTCGTGAACTTGCTTCATGATACCTCAATGCGAAAAGCCGGATGCCCGGCGTTAATAAAAAATCTGCTTAATTGACCGGAATGTGCTACGCGCGGGCGCGGGCGCGATGGCCCTTTTGCCCTTTTGCCTGGCCGTTTTTGGACTTTTTCTTTGCCCTGGCTATTCCGTTTTTCACGATTGCATTCAGCGGTTCGGGTGAACCATAGGACAAGTCTGATAAGATTGCCAAGACTTCACGAATGTCCCCGATGCGGGACTCTGACTTATGACCTTCTTTTTTTGCGATGAGCGCGGCGAGTTGACCGATTTTCAAGATGACCTCCCTATGCCGTGTGGCATAGGGAAAGTCTTAGGTTAGTGGACTGTATTGTCAATCTTAGCCGTCGCCAAGGCCTCAGCTTGGGCCGCGGCCTCACCCTTTAGAACGGTTATATTTGCGGCTTGTTCGGGCGTGAGGTCAAAGTTTTCCTTTAAGAATTGGCTCGCTTTTTCCATAACGTAGGCCTCTAATTTCTCTATCCCGTCGTCCTGATTCTTGACCGGGGATGAGCCTAAAAACTTCTTTTCGCCATTCACTGGGTTCATTGCGAAAGCGAAAACGGCCCACTTCCCTTTGTGGCATTTGCACTGCATTTGGCCAACCTCGCCGGAAAATGAAAACTGGGTCACGTCTTTGTCAGGCGCGGCAACGGTCTCGCCACCCAGCTTCGCCTCTGTCATTGCCAATGCGTTGCCATGCCCTGGGTCCTGAACGTCCACGCCCGCATCTGCAAGGCGCTTTTCGAGGTCTGGCAATACCTCCCGAATGCAGACCGTCGCTTTGACAGATGCCTCTAAGATTGTTTTAAAAGTCGTAGGGGCTTTAAGCTCCGTCATGGACCCGTGGAGCCACTTAAATGCAATAGATGCCTGGTATTCGCCGTCCACAAGATTGATTGAAATATCAGCGCCTACAACGCGGTTTTTTTCTCTTTTTGCCTGTTTTTTAGCCATGATTTTTTCCTTTATTGAGAGTGTTTTTCAGTTAGAACGCCCTCGAATGCCATTTGGCCCTTGAGGACATCGGTTTTCTTTTTCTTTTTTCTTCGAGGTCTCGACCTAAGGCCGCTTAAAAGCTGCCCACTGGACTTATATCGAAGTGTCACGGGCGGCATTTCGTCCGGCCAACGGTAGTAGTATTCGACCGAGTGACCGCAGGACTGGCATTCTAAAACCACGTCCTCCGTTTCATGGCTCAATTCGCCCTCGTAGGGGTCGCCGCATTTGGGGCAAGGGCACTGGACGGTGCCCTTGATTATAACGGGTGTCAGCTTTTTCATGTCGTCACCTGGTCAAGGTATTCGTCCAAAATAGGCATGACCAAATACGCCACCACAAGGGCATGGGTCACGGTTGGGGCATGGGCAAATTTCTCAACGGCATAGAGCCAAAGAACCATAGCGCGGTCACCTGCGGTATCTGCCTTTTCCTCCGTGTATTCTTTGATTGTTTTGATTGCCGCGGATTGGGTCTTGTGAAGCTTCGTTTCTTTCGCGAAAACGGCAAGGCGCTTAATCAAAGGGCGCTGGGCCAATATCGGCGGCAGCAATTCTTGATCTGGACCAACCTCCACACTGGCCAAAAGATTTGCCATATTCTTGGGGAATGTTTTTCGGGTGATCGATTTAGCGTTTTTCATGGTCTTTTTCCTCCTGAAATTCGATGTCCAATATTTTATTTTCAAGGTCGGCGGCAGAACACCCGCCCGGCCATTTTAAGTCACAATTTTTGCAACCTATTGTATTGCAGGTCCCCAGAATGACCGCGCGGAGGCGGCCCTCAAGGTCCTTTAATTGTTCTTGGCTCATTTGGTTAGCTCCCTCAGGGCCTGATTGTATCCACACTCACAATCAGAATTTGACCAGGTCCAGGGATGACAATTCTCATCGTGACGCATGAATCTCAGAGAAATATTAAAGTCTGAAAGAATGCGGGACTTGTCGTTTTGCGCGGCCTTGACAACCTCGCCGGAATGCCTTTCGTAAAATTCACAACGGGCACGCTCTTCGTTATTTCGTAATATCCGTGTGTTTTCATGCTTGAATTTCTGGTAAGCCTCACCCGCTTGAAAAGCCCGACGTATCATGGCCCCGACCGTGGTTGTCAGGTCGCCATAATGCATTCTTACGTTTTCAATCAATGGTTTTTGGCACATTTCTTCAAAGATAGGGTCTTTATATTTTTTGAAGTCCTCAGACATGGGCTCCCCTCCCCAGGGCTACAATAACAACCGTCGCCAAATGCTCGCCGTTTTTGATGTAGTCAAAATGACCCGCATCCCTCTGCAAAAGCTTGCGAGTCTCCCCCCATTCGCCAATGAATTGCAAAAAACCATACAGATGCTCTTTGTTGTAAAAGATGCCGCTTTTTTCCCCATTCAGGGGGGAGTTTTTTGGTGCCCCCTCAAACTTGATGACCGCGGGGAAACTGACTTTTGAAATCCCATAGATACCATTCATGTCAGGGTCCCCTCAGCGATAACATAGAAGGTCCCGACGACGCGAAACCCTCCGGTCGAAATCCAACCCTTGTTCGTCTCCCCGTCGAACTCAAATTCTAATTCTCTGGACATGAGATTGTTTTGGACGTGTGTCCAAAACTGGTCAGGATTTTCAACGTAGCGAGAAAAGCAGGCCTTGTTTCGGCCCACGTCTTTAAAATAAATCCAATTCGGGAAAAGGGTGATTTCGTTACCCTTCCCGGCAGGCATTGGTTGCGGGTGTCCTGGGACCTGTGGTTGGTTTGCAGTGATTGCCATGGCTCCCCCTATACCTTGATGTCCATGGTTTTAAAGAACCCGACAATTTGATTTCGGACCCCGAAAAGCTCCCCGACGTTGCCCGGCGGTGGAGTTGTTTTCATGGCCGAGTCGAGGTTTTTGATAACAGCTCTCAACTGGCTTTCAGGGATTGATTTAAGAGCTTTGCCCTGGACGCCGTCCACGCCATAGCTATCAGTCAAAACGTAGTCCTCAGGTTGAGGCTTTTTTGGCCGCTGTTCTTGAGAATGATTTTCAACGTCCGGGCCTGGGGCTCCGTTATCCTCCGGGAAAACATCATTGAGGTCTGGCTCTGGGGGGTCTTGCTGCGGGTCCGGCTTTTTTTCTGAACGGGCTTTAATAACAAGCTCGACATTGGCCTTAATCAGCTTCCAACCCTTGTCCTCTGGGGCTTTAGCCAGGGCGGCCTCAGCGTGGCCGTGAATCTGGCCCAGGACGTTTGTCGGCAGCTCACCGAGCTTCTTACCCTTCACCCCGTCGCTCCCAACGGGCATAACGTAATGCTCGGGACCAGGCTTTTCATTGGCTTTTTTCTGGTTGTCCGGCGGCGGGTTTTTGGCGGGCGCAGATGCTCCCCCCTGGTTTTGGTTGGCGCTCTTACCCTGGCTCTGATTCTTATTGCCGCCCTGGTTTTGGTTGCCACGTTGGCTTTGCTGGGGCCGCTGATCGGGGCCGTTAATCTCTTCAAACATCCGACGCTCTTCCTCGTCGCGTGAGGCAAGCAAATGGACCTTAAGAAGGACAATTTTGAGGGCCAAAGAATAGGACTTGGCAAAGGACTTGTCCGACGTATCAAGCGCGAACGCCGCGCCCTTGGCCTGAATAAGCTCGGATGGGTTGTCAATGTTAATCCATTGGACCGAAATCTCAAGGTCTGTTCGATACCAAGTCACCATTTTACCATAGCTATTTGGCTTGTCGAAAGACGAGGTCTCATATTTGACGATGTCGGGGAGCATGAAAACCCCGCATTCGGCCAATGGCAAATGCAAAGCCGCGGCGACGTCGTCGTGAGTGACCGCCTTATAGCCTTTGTCATTCTCGTGCATCTTGACGGTCTCCCGCTTTTCAACCTCATGGACCAT